ACTTCCTTCATCACACCCACTCTCATCTAAAAAGGGTAATGATGAAATGAAAGCAAGTTTTGTTCGTATAGGTCAATCTGTAAGCTGGTCAATCAATAAGGACCCCGACCCACCTTCAACAGTTCATGGTGTCGTAACTAGTATTAATTCTAAAGACAAAGAAGCTACCATGTTAGTTTGGGCAATCATGGAAGATGGTGGTCATAAAAAGACTGATAGAAAAGTCACTATGCCTATTTCTAAATTAACAGTTATTAAAGACATTACTAAATAAATACCACGTACTTTCTAACTATTTGTTATATTTATAACTATATGCACCTAAATAAATCTGTTAACAAATATATTTAGGAGAAGCACTCGTGAGTGAAATTAAAAATATCGAATTAGAGTTTAAGGGAGATAGCGAAGGTAAAGTCTCCGCCGTATTCTCAGTCTTTAATACGTTGGATAGCGACGGTGACGTTGTTGTTCCAAAAGCTATAAAATCAGGATTTAAATCAGGTTCAGTACCTATGGTATGGGCTCATAAATGGGACATGCCAATTGGTAAAGGCGAAATAAAACAAGATGGCGATAAAGCTACTTTTGAAGGTTCGTTTTTCATGGACACAGAGTCTGGTAAAGAAGCATACAATTTAGTAAAAGCTATGGGTGACTTACAACAATGGTCATTCGGCTATAGAGTCAATGATAGTGAGAGAGGAACATTCGAGAATGAAGGTAAAGAAGCTGATGCCAGGTATCTCAAAGATTTATCTGTTTATGAAGTATCCCCTGTTCTTGTTGGTGCTAACCAAGACACTTACACAATGGCTATAAAATCAAACAATGAACTCGTTAAAGAGCTTGCTGAAGAAAAAGCAGTTCTTGGACATTCAAGTTTTTCTACAGAAGACACTGAAGAATCAGATGTTGATAAAACAGACACTGTAGAAGAAGTATCAGATGACGAAAAAGGATACGGTAAGTGTTCTTATGAAAAAGATGGAAATTGTGCAAAAGACATGAAGAAATCTGATGATACAGAAGTTTCGGAAAAAGGGAAACCTTTTTCAGAGGAAGTCAAAGACGTGCTTGCTGCGTTACATGACTTGATGACACGAACTAACGCCATTGCGATGTTACGTGCCAAAGATGGAAGGAAAATAGGCGTTAAGGCTACTGAAGCATTAAGGGCAGTTCAGGACGACTTACAAGAAGCTTGGACCGAATTGGACCAGTTTATTGATACTGTTGGAACCGAAGGTGCTTTAGAACTTGACCTAGAAGATGAACAATCTGAAGAAGTTGATGAATTTGTTGATGAAGCAGAAATGTCAACTGATGTTGTTGAAGCGGAACCTGAGACAGAAGAAGAAGTTGTAGAGGAATCTACTACTGAACCAGAAGTTGAAGAGGAAATTGCTGAAGACACTCCAGAAGATAACACAGAATCGGTTGAGTCAGATGACCTTGATGACGAAGTGTGGGCAGAATCTCAAAGACTTATAGCTGATGCTATAGTCGCTGAGGTATCTGACGACGAACAAGTATAAGAATATCTAATAGGAGATAATTAACGTGAATAAAGTTACAGAGCTTAAAGAGCAAATCGCTAAGTCTCGTGAAGAACTCAAAACCGTTTTTGAAGCTCCAGCAGAAGAAGGAAAGTATTCTTCAGACCAAAAAGATAAAATTAAAGGTTTGAATACAGAGCTTTCTGATTCATTAGACGAACTAAAGATTGAAGAATCAAAAGTTGCTAATGAAAAAGCTATGGAAATTGCAGAAGAAGTTGTTAATCAACTTCCTGTAGTTGAAGAAGCTCCAGCTGGCGTTAAATCAATAGGTGAGAAATTCACAGATACAGCGGCTTACGCACAATATATGAGCAATGGTGTTAAGGGCGTAGATTCTCAAGCAGAATTTAAAACCACTTTAAATACCACAGGTTATCCACCAGAGTCTTTAAGAGCACCTGGAATATTGGAGACAGCTTTAAGAGACCCTAATAGCGTTATTGGATTGTTTGACCAAATTCAAACAGACCAAAATGCTTATGTGTATCTTGAAGAGACAACTTTCACAAACAATGCTGGTGAAATTGCTGAAGCAGGAGATATTGCTTCCTCAAACGAATCAGCACTTGCATTTACAGAAAGAACAGAATCAGTCAGAAAGATTGCTACGTTCTTACCTGTAACTGATGAGTTGTTACAAGATGTTTCTGGTATCCAAGGATACGTGAACTCAAGACTACAAACAATGATGAAATTAAGAATGGACAATCAATTACTTAACGGTAATGGTTCTGCTCCAAACTTAACTGGTGTATTATCAAAATCTGGAATTTCCGGATTTAACTACAGCAACTATGCAGGAGAACTGAATAGACTTGGACAGGTGTATCAAGCAATTACAGATATCAGAAAAAACGCTTTCGTTGAACCTGATGCTATAATTATGCACCCTTCAGATTGGTATCAAGTAGTTACCGCTGTAGGAGATATTGCAACAACCACTAGTGGTGCAGCAGCAAAGAATCCATTAATAGTAGCAGCTGGAGGCTTCGGCAACGATGTCACAGCTAAACTATGGGGATTGACTGTTGTTCCATCATCTGCTATCGCAGAAGGTACCGCATTAGTCGGTAAATTCGGCGGAGGAGATGCAGCACAAATAATCATGAGACAAGGTGTTGACCTTGCTATTTCTGATAGTCATAGTGATTTCTTTGCGAAGAATCAACTTGCAATCAGATTAACCATGAGAATGGGTTTTGCAATCTACAGACCATCAGCTTTCTGTAAAATCACAAACTTCTAAGTTTGGATTAAACAGTAGTTTAATGATAAGGGCTTCTTCGGGAGCCCTTTTCTTTTAACAATATAGGAGATAATTATGCCAAAAGGCAGAGGATACGGAAGAACAACAAGACGTACTGCACCTAAAAAACGTGGTAGCAGAAGAAGATAATACCAATTAATTTGGTTTAATAAGTTAGGATTAATTATTATGTATACAATTCCAGAAAAGAACATTTATAAGCTACCTGATGGAAAGCTATGGGAAGGTAATCCAGTAGATTTACCTTTTTCACAAGCTGACTTGATTGCTAAAGCTGGTAAAGAGTACCCTACTGATTGGCTCAAAGAGCAAGGTTGGGGAAAGAAAAAAGCAGCACCTAAAAAAGCTGCCCCTAAACCAGCTGAAAAAGCAGTCAAAAAATCAGATGTAGAAGATAAATCAGTTAAAAAAGACGTCGAAGACAAGTAGGAGGTCTAAATGGCTTTCTCTACGGCATCTGATGTCGAGTCATATACTCAGATTAATTTTGATTCGAGTATAGAGACACATTTAACAAACAACTTAATACCATTCGTAGATGCAGCTATTGAACAATATGTTGGATATGTATTATCACATGGTACTAAAACAGAAACTTTTACAGGAGACCAAACTCAAGAAATTTTCTTAAGACACTTACCTATTCGTTCAATTACTTCTGTAGTAGAAGACGGCATTACTTTGACAGAAGGTAATGAGAGTGATTTTGTCTTTTATGGTAGTGGTAGATTGAGAAGATTAGGTAAAAGATGGTCTTACGCTAAAGAACAAAATATAGTAGTTACATACGTATCTGGATATACCGCATTTGGTGGAGGAGTCTCTACAGATTTACCAATTCAGATTAAAATGGTTTCTTCCAGAGCAGCAGCTAGATTATTAGAAAATATTTTATCGGTATCATCACAGCAAGAACCAGGTGAGATAAAAGCACAAGGTTCAACAGTAGCTGGTAATTTTAATTTAGCAATGTCCGAAAGAATAGGGGATTATTCAGCAGATTATGGAGTAGGAACTGAAGCATTGTCTTTAGCACCTTTAACCAATGCAGATATGAATTTGTTAGCCCCCTATAGAAAGTCCTATTTTGTATAATGCCAAACAAGGTTACTCCCACACTAGAAGAGGCTAATCAACTCTTTAAAGATAAACCTCAATACAAATTAAAAGACTGGGCTAAGGAGTGGGGTGTCTCAATAGAAAGAGTAAGACAAATCAAAGAACAAGCAGGTATAGTTCCTATGTCTGAAATAGATACACGTATTGTAAATACAATTGTTCAAAGAATAAGAAACGGTGAATCAACTCTAACCAATAGAGCTTTATATTCTGGACTACCTATTGGTTATGACAGATTTAGAACTTGGATGATAAAAGACCCAAGCATAAAAGAAGAATGTGACTTAGCTAGAGAAGAATATTTATCATCTGATAAAACTGAAAAAAAATGTTACAAATGTGATTTAATATTTAATATAGATAATTTTAACAAAAGTCAAAAATATAATGATGGATATAACAGATACTGTAAAGATTGTCAGTCAAAAGTTATCGACGAAAATGAAGATATTAAAAGAAAAACTTGTTTTATGTGTAAAAAATCACTATCTGTTAAAAGTTTTAATAAAAATAGAGCTATGAAAGATGGGTACTCTTTGTTTTGTAAGAACTGTCAATCAAAAGAACGTAGAACCAAGAGAAGACTAAATAACATAATCTAATAATCTTAGTGCTAGATTTATAGTATGGCAGGCTCATATCCCGAACGTTTATTAATACATAGAGTTACAATTCAAAGAACTACAGGTTCTAATATAGACACTCGTGGATTAGATTCAGATATTTGGTCAGATTCTAGTACTAACATACCTTGCAGATTAGAGTTTTTAAGTGAAACAGAAAATAGAGAAGGAAGAAATACAGTTATAGAAAACTGGGCAGGATATTTTAATGGTATCGTTGATTTAAAAGCTTCAGACAGAATTTACTGGAATTCAGAAAATAAGTATTTTGAAGTTTCTAGTTTAAGAAAAAGTCACAACAGAGTAGGAAGACTATTCTCAGTCACAGCTGATTTAATATATTTTGAATAATGGCTAATTCTAGTACAAAAAAAGTTGCTAGTCAGTTTGGGGAAACTAGAGTAACAACTAAGACTATGAGTGTTTCAGAAGGTCGTAAAGATATTATTATATCTAGTAAAACTGAAGCTACAGCATTTAAAACTCTTAGGTATTACAACTGGTCTAAATCTTTTGGTATGAAGACAGATTTTTTTAATAAACTATCTGACGGTACTTACAGCACGCTTCAAACATTAAACAATATATCTGCATTTGTAACATCTGATAGTTTAGTTCGTTCTATTGCTGCTCGTTATGGTTGGGTTGTTGCAGGTAGAGCATTTGGTAAAGTTCAGGGTAAACTTTTACCTCAAGGTGGGGGTCCTTTTGGTAGGTTTATGCGTGTTAAAGGTGGACAATTTTCAAGAAAAGTTTTAGGTGATTTTATGAATTACTTTACAACTACTGAAATGAAATTTGAGAATATAACAAAAACTCAAAGAGAAATATTAAAGCAATTACAAACAGCAGGAAGCATAGGTCCGACTTGGGCAGGTATGGCACTTGCTGAAGCTATTACAGGAGCACCAGACCCATTTGCTACTCAAGCAAACAAAGTAATGAAGCATGGGAGAATGGATACTCAAGATAAAGCGGCAGGATTTTCTGATGGTGAAAAAAATAAAACAGATTCTTATTTAAGTAAAAGAACCGATGTATTACAAAGAATGAGTCAATCTGGTTTAAATGCTCCAGAAATGACTTATTTAATAAAAGCTATGGAAGAAGGTGGAGACCCTGACGATATTATGGCAAAGTATCAAAGTCTTAACGAAGATATATTTAGTTCTTTAAATAAACATAACAAGTTTAGTAAAGATTCTTCAAAACTAGTTCAAGGTAGAAGCGAAGTATATATATCAACGGGTAAAGAAATAAAAGGGGTTCAAGAGACAGAAAAATCTTTTTATATGACGGATAGCGGAACAGGTTCTCATTCAGCGTTTGACGAAGATATTACTATGATGCAACAGAATAGAGTCAATGAAGTACTTTCTAAAGCTTTAGGTATAGATTTATATGATGGTCCTATGCAAGTATTCGAAAGTTTTTTTGGTGGTTCAAGCACACAAATGGGTCCAGATTCTTTAAAATATGGAAAAACAACTAAAACAACAAGGATGGAACAATTATATGACCAAAAAGGTAAAAGAGGAGAAAAAATTGAAGTTGTTACTGGTGGTACTTTAAAAGATAAAACAGGTGAATATTCTGATATTGATAGTCAGATGGACAGTAATAATTATAGAACTGTACGTTCCTCAAGTAATATAAAAGAAAACAACTACATAGCTTCAAGACCACAAATAATTAAAGGGTTAAGTATGATGGATGCAAAGAACATGCATAAAAAGAATCCCAAAGGTGGTTTTTTAGTTTACGGTATTGAATTTCAATCTCATAAAAGCCTTAGAGATGTTCAACAAATAGAATATGGTGGACCAGCAACAGACATAGGTAGAAGTTTAAAAAATAGAAGTGATAGATACATTTATGCTAGAACTATGTTTGTCCACAAAGCTGCACAAAAAGCTGCAAATAAATTAGGTATTGAAGCAGACCTAAAATTCTCCAAAAGGAGAGGAGATGTTATTGGAACTTTAGCTCAAAGAAGAACAAAAGCAATATCTAACTTTCAAAAAGATAAAAACCAAAATAATGCTAAAAATGGTGGATTCACATTAATGGTAGATAATAGAGTTAGAGAAGTTATGAAACAAGATGTAATTAGAGCTAGAGGAGCAAAACTAAGAGATGGTAATAAAGTTAGCTTTTCTGATATGAAAGTGTCAGATGCTCCGATACAAGCAGGTAAGTATGATAGGTTTGTTAAAGGGCAAAATACCATACAGGTTAGAGATGCTGATGGTAATATAATTACAAGAAAATTAGATGCAAAAGATTACCCACCAGAGTTTAAAAACGCCTTTGATAGATTGGAAGAAGATTTAAAAAAGAATCTAAAACCTATAAGTGGAGACATGCCTTTATCAGATGAATACTATATATCACGAGCATATACTAAAGATGCAGCACGTAGAAGACAAACTCAATTTTTAAGTGATGATTTAGGAACTAACGAATATGGTAATAGAAGACAATTAGACCCAACTCAGTTAAGAAGACAGAATTTTAGAGTTAAAGGTGGTGTTTGGAGTGCAGATGATATATTAGACCAAGCCTTAGAAGAAAGTGCAAAAGAATTATTTCCTCAGTATATGCGGGCATTAAGTATTGGTCAAAAAGAAATGGAAACAAGATTAGCTATAGAAGCTAATGCCAAAATGGCTGCTCTTGAAAAAGAAAAACTTAAGGGTGAAGACCTCAGAAGACGCAAGATAGAAATAGCGGACGAAATGGATGCTATGTACGAGTCAGGTTACGCAGTAGTACAAAACAGAGCTTATAACCAAGTACTTGGAAATTTGGGTCCAAATCATCCAGTCGTAAGAGAAAAATTAGAAAGTATAAATAATCAAATAGAAAATGTTATTAGAGGTTCTGGTAACAGAAGTGCAAGCCTTATGCCTTTTGCTCCTGTAGTTATGAGGTCTAAATATATCAAATATTACAATGCCCTTATGGCTGAGAATAAAGGATTAGCTGATGAAATATTTTCTGAGATTACTAGTAATGGCAAAATCCAATTGAGAGCTATAGAAAATCAAATAGGATTTAAAATGGAATTATTTGGTACATCTGCAAGTGGTAAGCCTATGTACAGAAGAGTTGCTCATGAACCTACAATAATAGAACCTACTTCAAGAGAAGATATATTAAATCCAAAACCAAAATTTGAGGGTGTTGGAGATTTAAGAAACATAGAAATTTCTGGTAATGCTGGATTAAATGAAGTCAGCGGTGTTGGTGGTAATGTAAATAAAGGTAAATCAAATTTATTTGGCAATCCTACTGAACAAGATGCGATAAAAGCTTTAGGCGGAGCACCAGGTGGATTAGCTAATTCAAAAACAGTTAGAGGAATAATAGGAGTAGGTGCTGGAAAAGCTAATGCTATGAAAAGTTTAAGAAATGGTAATTTTTTATCAAATGCAGAGGATATTACTAGTGCTTTTAATGCTGTAATGGATGATGGAGAAGTTCTTAGGGCATACAAAAATTTAAGAAGTTATGTTAATGTTCACGGTCCTGCACATAAACAGACTGGAAATATTGGTGGTGGGGGTGGAGCTGGTTTTCAAGCTCTACATGATAAAAAAGGAATAGGTTCTCCTGCTTTTAAAGGTGCAGTTAGAAACTTATCAGACCAAATATTTTCAAGTGACGATAAATATCTTATGCTACATTTTATTTTGATATTTGAAAACAATGACAATGTTATAAAAGAAATTCATGACATATTTGACCCAAACTCAAGTTATGGAATGACAACTAGTGGACAAAGCACTGTAAGAGAAGGTAAATCTGTTGGAGATAGATATTTAACTGTAGGAAGAAATAGAGAAATAAATATAACACATATTAATAGGATGAGAGCTGAACTTAAAAATACAAGTAGCAGTCTTTTTGGTAAGGAAATGCATATGATAGATATAATTAAAGATATGTTTTTCTTATAAGATATATTAGGATATAATCATGCCTAACAATTTAGACCAAACACAAAAAGCACCACCTGACGCTGAAATTATATTAAGAAAATGGGCTATGGGACAGTCTGCTATTACAGATATTACTGGTAATAACATAGCAACAAGACTGCCTCGTGAAGCTAACTTACCTTTTTTAACTCTTTATAGAGCAGGTGGTCAATTAGTAAATCCAATATCAGAAGTACATATTCAAGCAGCTTTAATGCCTATGGATTGTTTTGCTGGCAAGTGGGGAGGTTCAGCTAACACTGGAACTCCTGATTATGGAAAAGCATATGAGCTTGCAAATGCCGTGATTCAGTCAGCTTTCAACTATAGTAATGGGTATATATCATCTGATGATACGACGCCATTAAGAGCGAAGATTTATGGCTTTCAAATCATGCAGATGCCTACCAGAGTAGAAGAAACTGCAACTGGATTAGGTAGGTACTCAATAGCATTGAGTATGATGTACAGAGCAGTATAGGAGACCTTATGTTTGGAAAAGACGATAAAGTCAAAGTTAAGATTAATGCCTTGTTCTCACAGAGCAAAGCTAAAGACGTTGTGACTGGCATTATGTTCAGTCAAAACGAATGGGTAGAGATTGAGTCCAAAGACTGGGATAGACTAAAGGAAAAAAATTGGACCCTTGACGGGAAAAATTATCCTTTATTAATTATCGCAGACGAGGAAGTCGCTGAAGATGAAGACAATGAAGCTTCAGATGACTTTGTGGATGAATCAGACATTGAAGACTTTGCCAGCAATGGCAGTGTCTTGCAAGATACTGAAGTAGAAGAAGAATAACTAGGAGATAAATTATGCCAAGTACAAATGGTACAATATCTGAAGTTATTGTCGGAACTGGTGTACTTTATGTTGCACAAATTGCTAATGATGGTAATGCATCTGGCGATTATGTAGCATTTCCAGCTGATAACGGCTCTGGAGCATGGGCAGCCATGGCTTCAGGCTGGGTAGACGTTGGGTATTCTGAAGACGGTTGGACTCTTGAAATGGATAAAACATTTGAAGATATCATGGTCGCTGAAGAAATTGACCCAATTGGTACATTTAAGACAGCACAAGAAGTTAGACTAACAGGTGAGCTTGCTCAAGCTGGTATGACTAACTTACAGATTGCATTAGGTGGCGGTACTTTCACATCAAGTGATACTGTTAATTATGCATCTGATTATGCGTCTTTAATACCACCATCAACTGACGACTTTGATGAGAAATCATTATTGTTAAAAGTTGACGGACCAGCAGGTGCAGATAGACATGTAGAGATTCCACGTGCAATTAACGTGGGAGCTTTCTCTATGGCTCATCAAAAAGCACCTCAAAAAGTTGTTATCGCAACTGAGTTTAAAGTACTCTTACCAAAAGCTGTATCACAACATACTGACTTGTTCAGAATTGTTGATAATAAGAACGATACAGACGTATTCGATATTAACTAATATATTAAAAAATAATGATAATGATTGGAGGTCGGCGTGGTCGACACAAAAAGATATAAAGACTTTGATGAAGCATCAAAGGAAGAAGCTAAAGAACCTATTCAGGTTAAATTAAACGGTAATATATATACCTTTCCCCCAGCACTACCAGCTAGAACTGTTTTATCGCAAATGCGATGGATGGATGAAACTGGTGCAATGCCTACAGCAGCAGTTCCAGAATGGCTATCATCTATTGTAGGTGAAGAAGTTATGGAAGATATTCTTGACGAAGGTGCAACATGGGAACAATTAGAAGAGTTACTTCAATTCCTTCTAGCAGAATATCAAATAGTTCAAGAAAACGATGCTGAATTAGAAGTTGAACCAGAAGAGGGTGACGAAGACAGCCCAAAATAACTTTCGAGTCCATGGAGATAGTTTATCGATGGGCTCAGGTTGAAGCAGACTTTCAAAGACACTATCTTGTAGAAGACCCAGGTATACTGACATGGAGAAGGTTCATGTTACTACTTGTTAATTTACCTGTAGACTCTTCATCATTTTACGCACCATTTTTAAATGCTGCACAAGAAGGCACTACATATAAATCAGAGTCAGGTCTGGAACCACCTAAAGGTTGGTACAAATCGGAACTTGATAGAATCAAAGGACGTAAAAGACCTAGACAACAAGTATCATTGGACCAGTTCGTAAAGGAGAGTAAAGGACAAGGTAAGACTAGATAAGATATGGTTAAAGACGCATCGATAAAGGTGATGCTTGAGTTCCAAGCGAACAACTCATCACTATCAAAAGCAACTAAAGGCATAGCTAACGAGCTTAGTACTCTTCAGCGTAAGACAGCAACCGTAGCATCTTCTATGACTTCTTTCGTGCCAGCATTCGCTGCAGTTGGTGCAGCAGCATTTTCAGCTTTTTCATTTGCAGGTAGAGCAGCAGTACAATTTCAGGACTCATTCGCAGGTGTTAGAAAAACATTAAACTTTTCAGGTACTGCAGCAAAAAATCAAGAAGCAAATTTTAAAGCTTTATCAGCTTCTTTAGTTGATATCTCAAGAACAACACCTATGGCTGCAAATGAACTTGCGAGAATAGGCGAAATTGGTGGTCAGTTAGGTATATCAGCTGGTTCAATAACAAAATTTACTAAAACCATATCACAACTAACGGTAGCAACAACTATGTCAGCAGAAGAAGCTTC